GCGTACAGGGCGAGCAAAAAATTGCTGGATGTCAGTATTAACTGTGCCATCACCGCTACTAAAAGCATGATTGCCAGCAGTTCCACCGACTACCTCAGAGTCTTGCTCGTCGATAAACGTCACAAGCTCGCTCTGAGGGTGATACGCGCCATCTTCATTCGAGACGCGATCAAGGATCATGTTAATGTAACATGACCAAAGGTTGGCACATTCCGTGTGCTCACCGGGTGTCTGTTCTTGTACAGACACGCAACATTCTGCCAATCTACAGTGGCAGTCCTCTACATGGGTATGCGGAACTATGTGTAGACGGCGGGGCTAGTCAAACCCTCGCCGAATGGAGTGGCTGCACGGGCCACATTGCCTAGGAACTTCTGCTTCAGTTCCTGAGCTTTTTGTGCGATGTGCGGGGGAAACCCGCGGGACCAAAAGTCAGCAGCTAACTGGTCGAATGTGGGGAAAGTGGACTCTGTGAGCCACAAATCCAAACCACAGTTGTGTGCGACGCCGATGAGATATTCACGACGGCTTTCGAACACTGGGCGTCCGTAGAAAAAATATTCACGAACCGCCGTCTCGATAACGCAGATGGAGTGAGCCTCCGCTGCGATATTGCCCGTATCGAGACGGGAGGTGAGCATCTTGTCAAATGTCTCCTTGGGGAGGGGTGCGAGCCTGGCACCAACCTCCGCGTTCCAAACGAAATTACGCTTGAGGAACGACGCATCCTTGATATGGATGTAAGGGACACTGAGCCTCCTTCTCAGCCATGGTGTACTCAACACCAATAGCCTTGAGAGCGGTAGCAATGCGCGTGTGGTTGAAACCGGGGCACGAATCTGATACACTCATGATGTTGTCATCACCATAAGTGGCCAGGTTCACGTGCTTGCGGAAATCAGCAGGGCTGCCGGCAACCAACTTGTACGCATAGCGCATATACAAGCTGTTGACAAGGCAGTTGATAATCACGGTGAGAGGGTGGCCCGAAGGGTTGCCCTGAACCTCGATGAGATCACCGTTGAAGTCGATGGTGGGGAAAGCCGTATCATAGGCAATACACCGAAGCACCGACAAGTCTTCCTGAGACCAACCAGCAGCCTCAGAGAGGCGGATCAAGATGTTGAATGCTTCCAAAATGAAGGGAGCAGCCATCTTCTTATCAAACTTACCGTAGTCACCAGCAACAACCTTCGCCTCGCCAAATTTGGTGAGGTAGTCGTAAAGCTGGGTCCACTCGTGTGATTGGGCAACGATGCCTGGCATGGCTTCGAAGACAAACGGATTGTTCTGAATCAACCTGATGTGAGACAGGTAGAAGCGACGAACCACAACCGACCAAGCAAACTCACCACCGGTGAAGACACGTGTCTTACCGGCAATGACCTTGCGATTGGGTGTGGGTTCATCCTTGAGATGACCACAAAACTGCGGATGGAAGCGCGTGGACTTCTCATACGTCGTGGTGATCAAATCGATGCGATCTTGGATGACAGTGTCAAGCTTGAGGATCTTGCCTTGATCGTCAAATTCGATGAACTTCTTCTTCGATTGCTTGAAGGG